CGTAGATAACAAATGTTTGCTCTGCATCAAACTTCGCTAATGTCTCTTTGCCATATTCATCACGACCAATCCATTCATATGCTCTACCTAATCCGAACGTATCACGCCCCATTAATTGATTGTGATAGTCTTCGTTAGATTGGCTTGCAAATGTATTGATGCGTTCTGCAATTGTCTTCTCGCCGCTATACTTCAACGGATTTCCAAGCAAGACACCTAGCTTAAACGAAACAACGAAGTTTGCAAAGTCGCTTGCGATGCGGTTGTCCGCTCTGCCTTCAGGTTTGCTTGGTCGGTATTTGATGTTATTGTCTGCCAACATGTATCGTTTGAGCTGCTTTAATCGGGGAACTTGCTTCGTTTGGTGATGTCGGATAAATCCAACAATCATCTTCCAAACATCTTCATGTTCGAAATCAATTAGTTGCTCTATTTTGTTAGTACGTTGATTTAGCATCTCTCTTTTAGGCAACTGACTAACTGGCACCTTGTAAACAAGGTTCGCTTCTTCATCGAATCGTCGTTGCCCTAGAAGCTGAATATTCTGTTCCACTGTATCACCTCTACAATCCTAGTTTTTTGAATGTGTCTATGGTCTTCATGACATCAATTTTTTCTGTTGTGTTCATGCTCATCGTTTCGGCGATGCCTGTTGTAGCATCTGGAGCATCGTCATGTTTGTTCTTTCCTTCTCGTTGGTATGTAGTCATTGCCTTGTAGTAATCAGGAAATCTTGTTCTCCAATCACTAGGCATCCGCACATATTGTTCAATCCAGTGGCTGTTGGAATAGATTCTCGCTTCTTTATTGGCGCTTTGAAAGAAATCGGATATTGCAGCTGCGCATTTCCCTTTTACTTTCTCTCTTACCGAACGAGCAAAAGACCGACCGCCGTTGTTGCGCTCGATACGTGATGTATTCACTTTGAAGTTAATCAACTGATTCGCAACTGCACTCTCCGTGTATTCCATAGGTTGTTGCGTATAAATAACGTCTAAAACATCTTGATAGCCATCTAACGTTTCGCCCCAAACAATCGAACAAAGGTAGTCCTTACCAGTATCGGCGGTATCACAATAATGCCAAATCTTCTTATAGTTAGATCTATTGCTATAAGTCTTGAACTCTCCGTACAATCTCCCTTTAATATCGATAGGCTCTTGTTGGTAGTTTGCGCTAGCGATGTCGGCACCCATTGTTTTAACTTTACGTTGATAATCCTCGTAGGAAAGGACCTCTTCACAAAGCATCCGATCGTTCTTTTCATCATATGCTTGAAAGTTGATGTGCTTAACCTTATATCCGCTAAGAGGTAGTTCCTTCAACGCTCTTCCTGCCAAATCATTGCTATGCCATCTAGTCATGTTGATAATAATCTTACCATTGCTTTCCAAGCGGGATAGCATAGTGTTTACAAACCATTCCCAATGCTTATCCAAAACTGCAGCATTATTAGCTTCATCTGCATTCTTGATTACGTCATCAATGATGATGATATCTGCACCAAAACCAGTAGCTGTACCAGTAGGCGATGTAGCCAGGTAGTTATTATAGCCATCTTCCAAACTCCAAAGATTCATTGCGCCATCACCATATTTGATTTTTGCGTCGAATATATCGGCGTACACTATCATATCTTTGTCGGCTTTTATCTCTTGGATCGTGTTCCTCACATTCTTAGAAAATACGGTCGATAGAGTTTCGTTGTATGAACCAGTCATAATCTTTTTGCTGTGATCATTTCCTAGTACCCATTCAACAAACCGCCCAAGCGTTAATGACTTGCCGTGTCTTGGCGGCATATTAAGCACCAGAACATCATGCTCATTATCATTTAGGAATGACTGGAACTCTCCACAAACTGAAACAAGGTAATCTCTATCTGATTTATAAAACGATGGCATAATCAAGTGACAATAATCGAAGAAATATCGCTTTGCTAACTCAATCTTGGCACCTAGAGCGATTTTATCCATCCCGACTCGCCAACTTTCGCAATTCTTCTTCGGAAAGATTAGCAAAAGGATTGCTCACCGTCATGTTGCCAGATACCTCGGTTTCTTTTTTATCACGCCATTCATCTGGCTTGCGATTCTTCAACCAGAATATTTGAGCAGTAGTGTCTGGCGCTTGCTTTTTAGTGATAACTTTTGTCACTCTCATGCCATCTTCAGTCAGCTCTTGGGTAGTTTCTTTGAATTCGTATCCCAATGCTCGTTTAAGCAACGCATTCTCGACCTGCCGATCAACTACTTCTTTTCCTCTTTTTAAGGACTCCGATAACACCGAGTATTTCTTTTTCCACTCATGAAGAGTTGACTCAGCAATGTTCATGTTATACGCTACTTGTTTGTCGGTAAGGCCATCACGAGCCCAACCTTCGATTTTCAATAACCCTTCTTCAGTTAGCCACTCTGTGTATTTTGCCATGACCTCACCTTCTTTCTAAAATTTCTTCTTAACTAGCGTTGCTCCTTCTCGCTCATACTGTTTAATGAATTCTTCAACGTTTGTTTTAGTGCGGGATATTACAGTGACCTCTATATACAACAACTGTTTCCAAGTGTCTTTCGTGTCTCCACGCACAATCTCCACATTCACATAGTTCCCACTCCATACTGGCTTAATCTCGTTGCTGATCAACCTTCCCTCTTTATCGTATACAGGGTTCTCGGTGAAGTATCTATCGTTCTCTCCCTCAATCGCCTTCTTGTATGCTTCAGCGAATTCAGGTTCTACATTAACCGTTAGTAACGCTTCATAGAATTTCATAGACGAGCATCTCCAGACTTGGGGTAAACTACACTGGTTACTTTTTTGCCGTTGATTAATAAATTAACTTTTAATAAATCCGAAATCTTTTTTTCTCTTTCTTTAGCAGTTGCATTTAATGCACTGTCCAAGAATCCATCTGCTTTCTTTTTCACTTCTGGCGAGTATACGACTTCAAGGGCTAGTTTATTAGTAACATCATCGTACTCAACCAATTCAAGATTTATCGATTGGACTTCACTTAAGTCTAATTGCTCAAAAGCACTAAAAGCATTTCTCAACATAATTCGTTTTTCTTCGTTCACATTCCATACCTCCTTAATCTCTCCACAATATGCGAATCACTCTTCCACCCATGCCCAATGTATATCAGCCTATGCCGATCGATATACTCGTCACTAAATTGCCCATAGCATTCAAGCAATGTGTGCTTTGGTTTCAACTCCGCTTGTCGGATGTTCTTATGATTTAGTATTCCTACTGACAGCTGAATGTAATAGTAATATCTCGGCTTAGATGTCATACGTCACCCTCAACCTTTCACTATCATATTCAAAACGATATCCGTAATGTGTTTTTTGCCTCTTCTTAAGAACTTGATTAATTCCAGCAACAGGCACTCCTAGCTCTCTTGCACATTCAACTTGTGATGGGAATCTCTTTGATCTTCCATCTGGATAAATACAAATAATTTTTGTTTTTGCTCTTTGTGTACGAGCTATATAATTCGGATGTTTTTTTGTTCGCTCGATCTTTGTGCCATAACTGTTATTGTAAGAATGTGTGCACCATTCTAAATTTTCTGCTCGGTTATCTGATTTATTTTCATTTTTATGATTAACTTCTTTTAGTTTTTCAGGATTAGGCAAGAAACACTCCGCTACAATTCTGTGAATATAAAAATTCTTTCTTGTACCTTCTTTTTTTAATTGAACATACTTATATCCATTCCCGTTGTCTTGAGGTCGTTTTATCCCTTCCGGTACATAAACTCCATCCGAATTAGTTCTTTCAAGGTATTTTATCCTGCCCAAACTGCTTACTTTATAAATTCCTTCATATCCCTTAATGTCTTTCCAAATTTCCTTCATAACTACTGTCTCCTTTAGTTATTCGTCTCTAAGCAAAATAAGCACAAACAGGAGTGAGACGACTCTCTTCGGGAGCTACCCTAGTTTGTGCAAAATTAAAAGGCTACCTACACATCGTAAGTAACCTTCAATTCATCATTATTAAATTCAAATATCTGTAATTTCTTTCTGCTGGTTGTATAGCCATTCTTTACTTCGTAGTAGTCACTTTTCTTCAGTGTAGAAAGCTGCCTAACAGTTACGCCGTCTTTGTCTTGGACAGGAACTGTAACTTCCTTTTTCTCACTATGAAAATGACCTACAAAGTATTCTCTTGTTTTGGCAATACCCCACAGGTGTGGAAACTCAGTTGCTAAGAGCATAGGTAAGTTTTTCCTAGCTAAATCACCATGAGCTATACCTATAAGAACATTGTCTAGCATATAAGCTTTTCGGTGAGCTAAACTACAATCAAATTCTATTTCATTTCCTTTTAAAATAGCTTGTAGATACTGCATGAACATATAGGAGATACTCAAATCGTGATTGCCAGGAACGTAATATACTCGAACTTCCTTTGAGTGCCTCAAGGCTTCATGTACCATCGGTTCAATGTACTGCTTCAAATCCTCAACAGCCTTAACCATGTCAACCTCGTCAACTAGTGTTCCTTTTGTTGTAAACGGATTGACCATGCTGTCGTTATGAACTAAATCCCCAATAATATTAAAAGAAATCGTTTTGTAACCCTTATTAATAATCTCAATAATTTCATCTTGAGCTGGCTTCATGTACTCGTAGTCAACAATCCCCATGTGAACATCAGTTAAATTAATGACTAAATTTCTGATACCCGTTTTAATTGGATCAACTTTTATAGGCTTTATTCCTTTTTTGATCGCTGCTACGATATCCTTGGAGTTGCTTTGCATCTTTGGCTTCACCACAAACTTCAACTGCTGATTCCATTTCTGGATATCCGCTGTAGTGGTTGTCCACTCATTGGTGGTTACTTGAGATATTTCCCACTCTTGCGGATCATAACCTTTGTAATTGAGAATGTCTTCTGGCGTTTTTCTGTCCTTCTGGTAGAAAGCCATCTTCACATCGAATTCAGCTTGAGAAACAGTGCCATCAATGTTATATCGTTTGTTTTCGTTGATTGATTGACCATCTACGGTGCGAGGTGGCGTTACTTTGTTCAATCGTTGACGTTTGCTCTTTACACTAATCTTGGTAAACTCTCTCCCGTACTCGTTTGACAATATGATCGCTATTTCTTTATTGGTATAACCTTCATTGATTAAGTCTTTGAGCCTATCAATTTCTTGTTCTGTCCAGTTTATGTTTGCCACCTCGCTTTATCCAAAATAAAAAGCCACTCTCAATGAGTGACTTAGATATGTACGTCCCCGCTTGGGACACATTGCTAAGAGGTATGCGGGGTTCTATCAGTTTTTTGGGATTACTGTGAACCCTATTGACATGACCGGACTCGAACCGGCGACCTCTTGGCTATTCACCAAACGCTCTAGCCGCTGAGCTACACGCCACGACTTATAAAGATTACAATTAGGATGGTACGGATTATCAGTCCGATCATATTACGTCCGACTTAACTAGTATACGGAGTCAACCTAACGTTTCTAATGCGTTATGTCACTGGCAAGGATTTGCACCTTGCATGGCACCTAAGTCCCTAAAATCGGAATGCCTTTCTGAAGCGTCTACCTATTCCGCCACAGTGACTATCGCCCACAGAATAATTTTTACGTATCAAAAGGAGATTGAATGCCGTTGTGCGTTTCTGTTTGTGGGCGATATCTGATAATACTATTTTACCCCTCTTGACACAGGGAAAACTACACGTTTCTTTCCCAAATTAATTGATTTCGCCTATCTTTCTGCCAAAGTCGAGTAAAACTTTTTGTCTAATACGATAGATTGGCGTTCTCGCATATCCATGCTTCTTGCCGAAACTTACCCAATCCATCCAACTGTCTTCTCCCCAGTACTTAGTTTCTATCAACTGTCTTATTTCCGCGCTTTGATCGCTTAAAGTTTCTTTGACTGCCTTTTTCCACAGTTCTCGATTCATAATGTACGGATCAGACATTTCCTTGATTACTTGCGACTCAATCGGATTGCTCATGATATTACTTCGACCGCCACCGATATTTTCATCGACTTCTCGAAGCTTCAGCTCCTCTTTTCGAATAGCAATCTCTTTGTTATATGCATGGTAGTTAGCAAACTTTCTATCTAGCTCATTGATTAATGAATCATTCTTACTCAATCACTTGCCCTCCTCTTTATCTTCCTTACCAAAAATCACACTTGCAACCACTGTCGCTATGACTGCGAGAAAAATTGCTACTGCAAAGTCCATCATTTACCCTCCGTTTACAAGATAGCTTTGATTTTCTTCAGCTGCTTTCTTTTTATTCTTGATTTTTTTGTCCTACGATAAATTTGATGATATTTCTTGACCATTGGATCTCTTGATTGTTTAATTTCGATATTTATAACAGCTTCATCCATTGATGCACCGAAAAGTCTAAAAGCATTCGATGTACTGTTTACTATTTCTTCAATCGATCCTTGGGCCCAAGTAAGCAATTTTTGACTCATTTCATCTGATGCCATTTTTATCCTCCCGCTTCCATCGCTTCCCTAGTTAAAGGATCATTAATAATAATCTTGTACTTCATCTGCTGATGCTGCAGCTGTTCTTGTAACTGCTCAATTTGCTTCTGTTGGTCCACTATTGTATAGGATAGCCAACTTAGGCCTGCGATCATCAGCAGCAGTATTATGATGATAGAATAATCAACTTTCATTGGCTTGCTCCTCGAAAGTTACGAACAAGGCTACAGAATCATCCATCTTCATGTAGTTTGCATCTTCTTCAGCTTCATCAATGTAGTTTTCAATAATGTATACACAACCCAAAACTTCAAATGATTTTACCTCTCGATTTAGATATTCTGGTGGAACATAATTGTAAGTTGCTCGTTTCCCTTCATCATTAATAAAAGCTATATTGTGCTTATGACCAGTCATAGTCATTAAATCATCTACTGTCATTCTTATCCCTCCTGTTTGCTATCGCTGACGATTGCGAAGTCAGTTTTCATTTTTCCTTTTCTAACTCAATGCAAAGCCCTAGATAATCTGGATAATCAATTTCCTCTAGCATTTCGGCGTGATCTTCCAAACCTCGATCTAAGTTTAAATAAATAATATCTTCAATCGTTTGAATTCTCTTTACGTTATTGATGCCAAAAAAGGTTACCAATTCGAATCTAAAACCACTACTAGCATGTGAATTGTTTTTGAAAATATCCCCATACTCTTCTAAAATTAATTTTGCAGTTTTGCTAGTTTTTTTAAATGGTCTAAATCCTTGAATATCGCCCTTTTTCAATTCAGAATCGAATTGTTTTTCAGCTTCAGTTCCAACTCTAATACCTATTTGACTTTCGCTCCAAACGCCTAAAGCTTGATCCGTTAACGGGTACTTATTAGAAATTTCAGCAAGTGCTTTATTGAGTTCTGCGTTAGCCACTTTTCTTTCTTTATACAGACGATTTAAATCACATTCTTCTTTAACTTTGTAAACTGGTTTTTGTAGTACCATTTTATTTTCCTCCTAGTTGGTAATTTCTTCCGATTACTGACTCAATATCTCGACCGTTGCACCTGCAAAATTGCCTTTCTTCAAAGGTATCTGCAATCTGCATGCTCGATCCAATGTCCATTTATTCAGCCCTGACATCTCTGCGGCTTCACGCTGTGTGCTGAATTCTTTGACTTCACCATCTGGAAAAGTAAATCTGACTGGCGTTGAGTTGTATCTGTTCTGTTTTGGTCGATCGTAACTCTTTCCCCACAAAGCCTTTCTCAAAACTCTGATTTCGTCTTCATCAGCACCCGGCGTATTAACTAACTTTTCCAACCGATACAAATCTTCTTTGTTAGCCATCATTCCACCCTCTTCATATCTCGCAATTTAACAACTGTCCGATCGCTGCCAAACGTCACAATAGCTGAGTTCTCAAGAACTTTGACACACACTGCTTTGAAAGGTTTTGTAAAACGTTCAGTCACGCACCAATACTCGATGCCTGCTTTTACTCTCCGTTGCTTTCTGACTACACGTGGCGGTGGGCTATACTTACCGTCTTGCACGCCTGTTACTGTGTCTGCTAGTTTCATTTGACTTCCTCCACTTCTAGCGACTCTTTTTTGGCTAATAATCTAAAATTAGAATAAAAATAGTCGAGGTCATTGTCGGGACCGCCTTCATCATCCACTGAATAAAACTCGTCTTTTATCCCATTCACAAGAAGCACACCGCTCTCGCTAACTGATTCAACAATATAAATTTTCGCTTCGTGTTTGCCTTTTCTAATAACCAAATCGCCTTGAGATAAAGGGAAAACGGGAGGTTTCTCCACTTCATAACCAAATATCCATGCTTTAGCAGTCAGTTCATCATTTTCGTTGTCTACAACCCAATTTTGAAAATCTTCCGAGCCAACACCTTCGCCATTGGAGATTTCATAATATCCATCTAGGCAATCAGCAAGTGTAGCTTTTTCTTTGCATTGCTTGATCCATATAGCTACAAACTTAGGCACCGTCACTTTTTGTTTTTCGTCTAACTGCTCAATCAGCTCTCTAACCTTATCAATTTTTACGTATCTATCTTTTTCACCAGTGTTATGGTCGGTACACCACGCACCCCAAGCTTTTACACTATTAATCAATTCTTGTTTGTTCATCTTTGCTCCTCCGTTCCATTTCTTCACGAATCCATTTTTCACGGAAATCAAATCGCCTTTGCACGCTGCGTATGATTTTTAGTTGAGCTATTAACTCCGCATCTGACAGTTTGCGTATGCTTTCTTGTGTTGGTGTCATTAAAAACCCCACCCTACTATTTTTTCTTCCACGATCATCAATGCATCCATCGCACTTCTAGCAATGCCATGAACAATACCGTCTTTTTGCAGGACTTTATGAAAGGTAATTTGTTCTGGTCTTGCTTTGCCTTTTGCGTTCTTTACTTCGATATAGAAAACTGTTTGATCGTTCGGGTTGTAGCCATAAATATCAAAATGCCCTTTTGGCAACAGCTTAATCACGCCACCAGAATCTGTTCTAACTTTGCCGGCATTCGTGCGAAAAGCTTTATAGCCTTTTTTCGATAACTCGATTAATATTTCGTTTTGGATTGATTGTTCAGATTGCATGTTTGGACCTCCTAATAAAGTGAATAGTCAGCCTAAACTATTCACCTGCCTTCGGACTTACTCCCCCAATGGATACAGCTTGATAAGGTGAACAGTAGTGCATAGTTTGACCCAAATTCCTATTCTTTTATATATTTTTCCTTTATTACTTTTTTATTTACTCTTTTATATTAACTATTCACTACTATTCACTTTATATAAAAAAAGTAATATAAATATAGTAATAGCAAGGGTTTGAAGGAGTGAATAGTTTAGAACTCAACTATTCACTTACCCTTCACTACTATGCACTTTTCCGATAATTGGTATAGACTAATTAAACAAATTTCGAATTCCACTATTTTCGTAAGGCTGACTTTCCTTAATTAAATCTATACCTTCGTACATAATTCCTTGGTTAGTTTTCTTTTTGTTAAATTTATTTCCCATTTCTTTACCGAATTTCGTACTATTCATTTCGTACTGACCATTTTCATTTGCCCAAGTTTTGTACGCTTGATAAAAATCTTTAGCTTTTACTCGCTTATTTATTCCTCTCTCACAACAATCATTGATAAATGCTGCAGTTACGTCCATTTCTTCTCGATATTCTTTTGAAGCATCCTCAACGATTTTTGGTCGTTTCAAACCCTCTCTCTGCCACATCAGACAACCTTCTACTATCCAATTCAAAATCCCGACTGATTCACGCTTAAGTTTGTATTTAAGGTTCTTGTCTTTCTTGTGATCAGGAATCTGTATGGTAAAAGGGATTAAATTCATTCTTCGCCATATACCGTCATCTGTACCTCGAATGATCGGTTTGTGGTTCGTTGCTAACCAAAGCTTGAATTCTGGTGTAAATTCAAATTCTTTTCCGTATAAAAAGCGAGCAGTTACTTTATCCCCACCAGTCAACTGTTTGACCAAACCTTCATCCATACGCACGCCTTCATTAGGCTCAGATGATGTCACCAACCTAGCGCCTTTCAAACGCGCTATATCTGTATTAGCTCCACCATTTGCTTTTCTAACCATAATCGTGTCTGCTTGCATGTTTGTCGCATAACTGCCCATGATATATGAGATAGTATCTAGAAACACAGATTTACCATTGCTACCAGCGCCGAACAGCACGAACATACTCTGCTCTCTTGTGGACCCAGTGAGTGAGTAACCAACGGCCTTTTGAACATATCTAATCAACTCTTGGTCGTTATCAAATATTTGATTTAAAAATTCAGTCCATTGCGGTGCATCGATTTTATCTGTATATTCAATATTTGCTATTCGTGTAAACTTTTTGTCTATGTTGTGTTCGTGCAATACTCCGCTAATCAAATCTAAATATCCATTTTGTGTATTTAGAAGTGTTGTGTCGCTATCAAATTCATCTGGTAAAACCGATACACGGTGCATGATTTGTTCTCTCATAGCTTTCTTTGCAGAATTCCCACGGGAACGCTTGATATGTTTCCTAAAGGCTTCTTCAATTTTTTCTGGATCTTCACAGTCGGCAGGGATATAAACTTTCTCATTTTTCATCATGTCAACTGTGGTATCGATCATTTTTGATATTTCACCTGTATCATCAATCTTCCAACTCTTACCATCGTAGAAATAAAATTCTTTATTAATGTATGAGTATCTAACTAAGGTTCCATACACATCCATAAATCTTTCTGCATTCCCAGTGTCATCATAGGAATAAAACTTATCTTCTTTCTTTTCTTCAAACTCTTTGATATATATTTTGAATCCGTGTGACTGGCTAGGTGTATAAGTGTTTTCACATTCGTGAATTGCTTTGTTTAATAAATTCCCACCGTACGTTGAATTTGGCGGTCTGCGTTCATCAAACTTTTGTCTAAATAAAGACGAATCTCTGAAAATGCTGTCCATCTTCTCATAATCTCTACCGGTCCAAAACGCCAACATGTTCGCGAAAGCAATATCAGCTTCGGATTGAGAATCATAAAACGCTTCCCAACCACCCTCCATAAATACTTTGAATTTGGCGCCTTGCTTACTTTCGTATGCTTTTTGTACTATCTCGCTTTCTGATAGGTCTATCTTTGATTCAGAAGCGTTTTGATTGTTAAATTGGATAATCTTATCGTCACCGATATAACGGTTGTAAAGCAGTTTTAGAGTGGTTTCTGATGGTTCAATGACTTGGTTATATTTGCGATCGACAGTGTTGCCTGTCATAACGAAAAATCTACCCGAATCATACATTTCAACATTGCCTTTTCTACGCCTATGTCCTGGCAACTTTCCTTTACAGATAATGTGGATACCGTTACCTGATTGAGAGTATTCAGCATAAGATTTAATCGATGTTACAAACTCGTACATCATATTTGTTTCAATATCGCCTTGTAAATATCGTTGAATTTCACCTTCGATATTATCAATGTCAATTCCGAAGTAAGGTTTTTTGAAATAAAAACCTAATCCATTACAGTTATATTTTTCTATTGCAGAGAGTGCGGTCTGATAATCAGACCACGTACTCTCATCATTTGATTTACCATTGTTTCCAGTGTGTGGATCGACTGGTATTTTGGTGTGTTTTTTTCTCTCTTCGTTCCATACCAATCGATATACACACCATTGTTTTTGCTGCTTTAGTTCTTCTGGAATGTGTTCATACGCCACACACTTTCAACTCCCTTTAATTAGAATGGAAGATCATCATCGCTAATATCGATGCTTCCGCCTGCAAAATCATTCGGTTTACTGCTATCTTTGAATTGATGTTGAATATTTGGGAAAGCCGACTGTTCCCACCGTTTTACATTCAAGTTGTCATAAGTTTTTCCGTTAAATTCTGATTGCTCGTTTTTAACGGTCACCTTAGCGGTTTTCATAAAGAAATCTTGTAATAAGTCGTCAATACTTCCATATGATTTCCCTTCGTCTAAGCGAAAAGCCCAACCTAAAGTGTTAAACATTTGGAAATTGTATTTGCCTGTGTCTTTTTTCTTCCAAATTTTATGAAAGATATGTTGATTTTGGTGCTTTTGTTGCACATCGTTACGGATGATCAAATCTAATTGTGCGTATTCTGTTCCGCTTTTTGTTGCATCTTCAGTTGCGATATTTACGATCACTTCATAAACTCCGTCTGTAATTCCGCCGCATTCAAATTTGTCGTTGAAATCTAAGTTAAATCCTGTCATAGTTAATTACCTCTTTCTGTTTTTTATAGTAGGTTTAGTCTTTTGGCTTGAAAGAATGCCCAGCCTTTTTTATAACCTTTAGCATCAGCCATTTTGTATAAATCGCTGACACTCTCAGCTTCTTCTGGTTCCATTGCTGCATACTTTCCTGTATCTAGATTGATTTTTATTTCTTGTAGTTCTGCACCTTCGATTGTTTCAAGGTTTGCAGAACGCTCTTCTTTCGGTATCTCATGCCCACAATAAGGACAAATATTTCCAACTTCACTTGCATAAGTTCCAAAGCAGTTAGGACATTCCTTAATAGGTATGACATCCTCTTTCTTTCGGCTTTTTTTATTTGCCAAGCTCCATTGCCTTGGCATATCTGGCAAACCATGTTCGTTCACGTTACCTACGTGATCAATGATTGTAGATATTTTATTTGGTTTGTAACGCATCCCTCTCATGGCTTGCTGGATGAACAGCGAGAGCGATTTAGTGGGCCTTAGCATTATGACTGTCGAGCAATCTGGAACATCGAATCCCTCACCGATTAAATCAACATTTGTCAGAATTTTAATATCGTGATTACGAAATTTTTCAATAATTGAATCACGTTCCTGTTTATTCGTTTTTCCGTCAATATGTGCTGCTTGGTATCCTGATTCGATAAATAAATCTCTAGTCTTTTCGCTAGACTCTATACTGTGGCAATATACGATCGCTTGCTCACCTTCAGCTAGTTTTTTATAATGCCTGATAACATCACCGTATATAGCTTTTTGTTCCAATGCTTTATCTATACTGCCTTTTGAGAATTCAGACATAGAATTCATTTTTAAAACTGAAGTATCGATCAACGCTGGTGCATAGTATTTAAATGGAGTTAGTCGTTTATTTTCAATCAACCATTTAACTGATACTCCCTCTATCAACAAATCGTTGACATCTCCCAAACCGCTACCGTTTAATCTGACTGGTGTTGCGGTAAAGCCTATTCGTTGGACATCTGAATAGTATTCGTAAATTTTTTTATAGCTACTAGCTAAACTGTGATGGTTTTCATCCGTTATGATCAGCTTAGGTTTCTTTATTTTTCCTAGTTTTCTCACAATCGTTTGGACCATTCCGAAAACTACAAATCTCATATCCACACCATGTGTTTCAAAGGTGCTTTTTATTTGGTCAATTAATTCCTTTCTGTGGACCAAGAACAACACCTGATTGCCCTTTAATGTTGTCTTACGAGCGATTTCTGCAATCACCACTGATTTACCAGAGCCGCATGGAGAAACGATACAAGGGGCACGATAGCCATTGATAAAAGACTCTCTAGCCCTCTTTATCAAATCTTCCTGATAGTCGTATAATTCAAAGGTCAATCATCATCACTTCCGATTTTGATAAATTCATTCACTAAGCATCCTTTCCTATCATCCAACCTATTTTTGGCATAAACGCCTTGTGTGGGCTTTAGGACTAAACCTCTAGTTTCGTTACCTTCCTCGTCTTTTTTTGTGATTAATCTACCGACAACGTCACACAATCCAAGAAAATTGTTTAAAATCTTTGTTCTTATCTCTGGCATGGACCTTGTGAAAAATTGTCCGTTTTGCTCGGTGTATGTGTCAGTTGTTTCCCAAGCGGTCAAAATAACCCTGCAGTCCATACTATTCAAAGCCCTAAGACTTCTTAAATTCATAAAATCAACTCTTTGGTAATCTGCTTGAGAAGGCACTCCGTTGTTTTTCCCAATTTTCCCCAAGTTTTCGAGCTGCGCCTTAAATAGCTCTGACAAATTGTCTAAACATATATTGTCAAACTGCTTTTCGTATGCCGCTTTGTTTTTAATTAGATCGGCTACAACATCTAACCATTCCTGCCAAATATTCGAGGAGTCTAATCGCCAAACTTCGATATTTTCTTTGTTCGGATGTTTCGCCAGAGTGGATGAAGAGCCATCCACATCTAAAACTAATGTTTTGCCAGGCAAGAAACCTAATGCGTACGTCTTCCCCATTCCAGGGTTGGCATAAATCATATATGTGCCTTTATCTACTGATAATTCTTTTGCCTGTAGTTTTTTTACCATTAGCGTATCCTCAAACTTTCTGATTGCTTGATCTCGACACCAGGAACATCTTCTTCTGCTTTCTTGATTGCTGTTTTATCAAAATCGATAGTTATTTTTTTGAATTTATCTGGTATCAATGATTCGTCAATAATCTCGACGCTAGGTTGATTTTTTTGAATGTTAAAACTAAATAAATCTGTTTTAAATTTCGTTTTGCCAATTTCCACCATTGCATTTTGTAAGCTTAATTTCATTCGCTTGACGTTATTGTCGACTGCTTGCTTACGCTCTTTCATTCGCTTGATTTCTTCATCAAATGATTTGCTTGAAGCTTCTTGATTGCGGATCAACTTAGCATAACCGTCTGCTTTTTCTTCAATAGCTAGGTCAATTGATTCCAACGTGTCAATAATCGCTGCATTTTCTGAATCATATTCCAGCATGTCTGCAACTTGATTAAATGCACCAGTTAATTCATATAGTTTCATTTAAAGGGCCTCCTTCAATTTCTCGATTACTTGCTCTAACCCCTGAATCAGTTCTTCTCGATCGAACTCCGCTGATTCTTCAATAGTTTCAAATTGTATACGGACATCCTCGTCGTCGCTGTCCTGATAAACACCTACTCGATCGTTCTTCTTATCAATATCGAAAACGATTGATCCATAAGGTTTGTATCCGTCAATTAGATGAATACGCCCGATTGTGTCGATAGCTATTCTCATGGTATAATCTCCTTAGATGAATTTTTTTTAAGACTCTATGCTTGCCGGCCGGAGTCTTTTTTTATGTCTATTAATTTTTGCGAGTAAATGGATATCCTCTTTCTAATCCTGTTCGCCTGCTTAATAATTTCCTCGTTTTGAGTGGCTCTTTCTAGTTTGCGGAGCTTCGCCAATTCTTTTCTTGCGCCGTTTTTTGCATCAAGATATAAAAAATATTCTTCATTCAAATAATTCCCCTCCTTTTCTTCATGCGCTCAATGTTTTGCTTTGCTAAAATAAATGGTTTCTCATATTTATAACCACGATCAGCAATGATTTTTCCGATACGTAGCGCTTCAGCTCTAGTCATACCGTCTCACCTTCCTTTTGCTCTTGTACTTGAGGAATACTCCATATGGTCCAGTATCAGCGCTTAAGAAAACCGGTCCTTTCTTTGCGACAAGGTTGATGTCGCCATCCACCGTCTCTAAATTGAGAAATACTGGTGTTTCTGTAATTCTTAGATACCAGATGCAGAATTTCTTGATCATAGTTTTTCCTCCTTGAAGTATCGATCGATTAAAGCTAGTGCTTCTTCTTTTGTAGAGACGGTATGCCACGTTGTCGATCCGCTATCTTCCTCAACTGAGATAGTGATTGATTTGATCATTTTTTATTCACCCTTTCTCAATATTCGCTTTAGATGCTCGAATCATTTTTAAATCAAAAGGTGCTCCATCGCACACCGATTCATAAACTGAATAGAACCTTATGTGACGTAAGATAGTTTTTGCGATATCTAGATCACTAGCTGTATCTGTGTACTCTTTCAAAAGAGAAAGCTCTACCTTTAAACCACCAACGGTTAATCGATATCTATTCTTAGCTTTTCTTGCCATCATTTCCCCAACTCCCCTACTTTCTGATCCGTATACTGCCGTAACTCGCTCACACGCTGTTCTAACTGCTCCTTGTCGTTTTGCACTGTGGATAGTTGTTGGCGCAAGCTATCGGCTTCCTGTTGCTTTGTAGCGATCTCCTGTTGCTTAGCTTCAATCTCTCGCTGCTTGGCTTCGATTTCCTTCTGCTTGTCTGATTTAATTTGCTCAATTTCGGCTTTCAACTGCTCCTGTGTGCGAGTGTTGTCGGATAGCTGTGATTCGAGTTCTGACACACGTTGCGATTTCGTTTGTCCGTATTGCAAGACTGTGTTGAAATTTTCCTTGATCGTGTCCAAATCTTGGAATGCGTTGCTTGCTGCGTAGCCGATAACTCCGCTACCTAGCGCTAGTCCGATGATTGCTGTTGTTTTTGCTAGTTTGTTTTTCAATGTGTTTGCTCCTTTGGTATAATTGTTTAAAAACTGGTGGTGCTCTTTTTGAAGAAAATCGGAAAATATTTAGTGCTTACAATAATATTAGTTTGTTCAACATTTCCACTTTTGCTAATCCAACTATTGATTAAAGATTATTTTGTCCAAGATGCATTCCTATATGAACTGTTACAAGTTAACTGGTGGAATTTAGTCACAGTTTTATCATCATATAATTTAGGAGTTCTTTTAACGTTGTATATCGCTAAGATCACATCAATTCTCATTTTCAAGAAGGACCCCATTGGTTTCGATCAATCAAGATTTTCAGGAGTAGCACTGTCAGTCTCAACCATTTACGCCCTGATGTGGACTTTGAATACTGAACAATTTATGACTGTCACAGCTTTTATTTCATTCGTTGCTTTATTTTCTATCCTTTATAAGAGAGAGTAACCACCTTGTTATAGATGGAAAAGAAAACAAAATAATTAGAAATACGATCAATCCAACAATGTTTATCACCCTAGCCCCTCCTTCCGTGTGGGGTTATTTTTTATCCAATGCTCCAGTTGCAATCGTTCACTTCATCAATACCCAACAAATCTGCAATAGCATAAATGTGCTCTTTCATAAGCTCTTGAAAGTCCTCGTAAGTTGCTGGTTTTCCGTCTACTTGTAAATTTGATGATTCGGCATACTCCATTGCACTTTTCAGCGCATCTTTGACGTTCTCAAATTCCATTATTTATCCTCCAATTCCATTACGTTCAAAACCGCCGGTGTAGGTTGAAGATCCATTAAACTAAAGTGATCGTAAGTCAGTACATTCAAGTAGGCTAAAGCTTCGTCGTAATCAACTCGTTTAATTGATGTGTAACGGACAACGTTCATGCGTTTCTTAAGCTTAGAGTGGATACGGCTCATGAACATACCTTTCCAAGCTTTAAATAGATTGCCGCTGTATGTTTTACCTTGTCGCTTTTGATGTTCTTCGGTTAAGCTGATGGCAAGTTTGCTGACAATTGAGCGCAATTCCTTTTGCTCTTCATACGTGATAGTGACTTGCTCAGACATTTTTTCATATAACGAGCGGCTTTCGTTGACGTGCTCTTTTACTTCGTCTTTCAGCTCAATCATTTCTTCTTTGACATTTCCCATTTCACGCAACAAACCTACCAGCGCTTCACTTTGTTTGCCTTGCGTTTCCAATGTGTGGATTAATGCGATCGTGTTGTTTTCCATTAATTGATTACCCATGCTACTTCTCCTCCGATTTCTTGTTTGATTTGTTTTAGTAATTTTTCAACTCTGGAAATTGAATCCGTGAGTTTTTGCTTTGTCTCATCGTTCGCACCAGCGATTGCTTGCGAATCGTATACCGTTACCGCTTGTTCTTTAACAAATTGATTCATATTGATAATGAGCTTATGAACACTGATATCAGCATCACGTTTCAACCGTTTTAGTTGCGCTTGTTCTATTTCATCATTTTCAATCTTCGCTTTTTCGTGTAACGCTTTTTCGGAATCTGCTATACGTTGTTTCAAAGCTTCCTGTTCAGCTTTAAGCGCTTGGTTTTCTCTGGTGATTTCATCAACGATCTTTGTAGATTGCTTAAGCTGCTGATAGTCGTCTGGAACCTTTTCGACAATGACTTCTTTTTCAACTACTTCCGTTTCTTGCTCATTCAGATCATCAATCATCTGTGCTTGCAGTTTGATTTGCTCATCCTTAGCTTTTAGCTGTTTCTCAAGCTTTCTGTATTCTTTGGTGGTTTTTATATCACCTGAGAGCACCATTTCTACCGCTTCTGGTTTAGCTGACGGTTTAGATATTTCTGTTTTGAGTGTGGTTGGTAGTTCCTGGAACATTTCGATTTGTTTGTATTCGTCCATCTGATGGACAAATTTAGCTTGATTGATGTAGTTATAAACAGTTTGTTTTTTCAATCCAATCGAATTGAACCATTTCTCGAATGTACCTGTTTTGAAACTAGCTAGTTTTTCTTGTGCCTCAATTAACTTCTCTCCCAATTGAATTGAACTATTTAACACGATTGATTGTAGTTCCTGTTCTTTTAGTTTTAAAAATTGTGCAGTGGTATCATCTACTATTGAATAGTCGAAATTTGTTGAAACTTGGTTCAATGTCATTCTCCTTTCTGTTGTATAATTTCCTTATCAGTGTGACAGGCTGAAATAATTGATAAGGAGGCAGAGCTTATGTCTTTAACGAATGAACAACGCGCTCATGATTTAGCAATCGCTTCATTAGAGATAATGTACGATCAAGAAAAAACTAAATTGCTAAGCATTGCGAAAAACGAGTCAAGACGAGGAAATGATATTACGGTAGATATCGATTTTGACCCCTATATCGAGTATCAAAAGTTATACGGTTTGATAATCAAAGAAATCAACAAAGACTTTTAGACAGGTTTACCAGCAATTGTCAAACCGCCAGTAAATTTTAGCTGCTCATTATCGCCAAGTACTCCAATGTTTGGCTGCGGGTAAACGGTAACAGTGGCTACAATGTCATACTTTTCATTTAGAACTTCTAGGTCGGCTAGGAGTTCTTTTGCTTTTTCAAACGTACCAACTTGCGAGTTAATTGTGATTTCGGTTTTTCCGTTATCCATTATTTTTCTTCCCTTCTTTTCTTGGCATTAACTCAAAAATCATTTTTCAATTCCACTTTAGATCCTAGCGCCGAATTAATTTCCTCAACGAGCTGATTACATAGATCCCCATCTAATGTCCATTCATAATTGCCACTTTTGACATGACCGATTAGCCTATATAATTGATTTGCTAGAGAAGTCATTTCTGCCGCTTTTTCCAGAAGCTGGTCGGCGATTTTCTCTAGTTCTTTTTCTTTATCATTCATTTTGGTTCCTCCTTCTCTATCGTTTGTATTTGTTCGATGTTCTCCAGACCAAGAATTCATCAAATAATTTAATATTGATAATTGGCAGATTAGAAGTGACTAATCTATATCCATCTTTAAAGTCTTTGTGTTCTTTAAATTCCCTGAGTAACTTTTGAAATAACGATTTATGGTTTTGATAACCAAAGTAGATAACCGCTTCGTCCTTAGCCATCCACGCTTGTTTTACTTCAATTGTTCTCGCTAATGTGACTTGCATATTCTCACCTCTTCCGTACTTAAAGTGCGGTATGCTGCAAAAAAAATTAAATGCGGATTAGATCTGCATCAATCTTGAACACATACGCTAAAGCAAAAACAGTAAGTGGTTTGATTGGAACTTTATTATTTTCCCAATCAGAAATAGTCTTTGATGTCACCCCTAATTTTTGCGCCAACGCTTCCTGAGTGTAACCAGCATCAATTCTGAATGATCTCACAGACATTTGTTTATCCCCCATCATAAATCACCTCCAACTTCTCTGTGAGTTAAATATACCGCACCAAAAGTACGGTGTCAACACTTAAAGTAAATTATTTTTAATAAAAGTTATTTACAATACATCACTTTAAGTGTAAAATGAATACATAAATCGAAGGAGTTATATAGAATGAAAAAATTACAAACGGCAAAAGAACAAAGAGAAATATTAGCAAATAATCTCAATTCTCTATTGCGTAGTAAAGGGAAAACGCAGGCTGATGTAATTCGTGAGTTGGGCGTAGCTGAGGCAACAGTGCGTAGTTGGTTTAATGGAGAGAAGTATCCTAGAATTGATAAATTGCAAATGTTGGCAGATTATTTTAACGTTCCGCGATCCAGAATAACCGAAGAGCAAACTGATGTCTTGCAAAGAGTATCAAGTATAGTGAAAATCCCAATACTAGGAACGATCACTTGTGGCGAACCAATTCTAGCCGAAGAAAACTTTAACGGTTATAGAGAAGAAATCGGTGATTTTCTCCCTACTGGAGAATTATTTTTCTTAAAAACAAAAGGCGATAGTATGGTTCCAACAGTGCCTATTGGTAGCTACGTATTGATCAGAAAACAAGAGAGCGTGGAAGACGGTGAAATTGCCGCTGTTAGAGTAAACGGTGACGAAGAAGCTACTTTGAAACGAATCAAACGTCAAGGAAACATCGTTATGTTAGTCGCAGATAATAAGGAATATGATCCCTATATAATTACAGAAGATAATCCTGCAACAATCATTGGAAAAGCTGTCAAGATAAGTATTGACCTATAAAAAACACGCCCTTCTATCTTGGCGGAAGAGGGCGTGTAATGCAATAAACTAATAGGCTTATTTGCTATGCCTATTTTATCATGAAATAGGAGTGAATGTCATGTGGATAGAGAAATTACCTAATGGTAAGTATAAATATTTCGAGAGATACCAAGACCCGTACACAGAGAAATTGAAGAGAGTATCAATAACATTAAATTCCAAGTCTAACCAAGCAAAAAAACAAGCGATTTTAGAATTGCAAGAAAAGATTGAAAAGGCTACTAACCAATCAACGCAGAAATCTTTACGTTTCGGAGAGGCTGTTGATATTTTTCTGATGGTTTATAAAAGAAAAGTAAAGTCATCCTCTTTTGTTTCTTTCAAATCTACTGAAAAAAAAATTAGGTCAGTAATAGGTGAAGAAACTATTATCAAAAATATCGACACAAAATTTCTCAGAATGAAACTTGAGCATATGTTTTATATTGAAAAATATTCTTTTAATTATGTGAAGAGGGTCAAAGCACTGATAATAGCAATATTAGAAAATGCAAAAGAAGAAGGATATAGTATAGATATACCTAAATTTAGGTTGAATTTAAAAAAAGAGCAGGCGGAAACTGCGGAAAAGTACCTCGAACACCATGAAGTTAGGAAGATAATCAACGAACTGTCTTCTTACGCTAAAAATATAAGAAAAGCATACATGGTCGAATTTATGGTGTTAACAGGTTTACGATATGGAGAACTGATCGCTCTAAGGGAAGAGGATTTGTTCGAAGGATACATTAAAGTAACAGGAACAATCGATTTTAGAAGCGGTCATTATTCTGAAGTAATTAGAACCTCTCCAAAAACGAGCGCAGCATACCGAAATGTATCATTGCCAAATAGAGCAATTGATATAATAATTACCGTTCTCCAAGAAAATGAGATTTTAAGAACTACTCCAGAGTACAATGATCAAGGATATATTTTCACTAATAAAAAAGGCAACCCTATAGATTATCGCACATTCGCCCCAACTCTTAAAAGAGCTGCAAAAGTTTGTATAGACAAACCAGTGACTAGCCATTGGTTAAGACATACCCATATTTCAATTCTTGCTGAAATGAATGTCCCGATAAAAACAGTAATGGAACGTGTTGGGCATACAGACGAATCAACGACCCTACGAATCTATACGCATGTAACTAACAGAATGCAAACAAATTTAATTGACCAACTCAATACGGTGTATATATGAAAATGCCCCTTTTCTGCCCCTTGAAGAAATAAATTGCAATAAAAAAACCGCTAGATTGTTTATCTCTAGCGGCTTTTTTTGCGATTTTAATAGAGTTCCAAGTATTGTTGAAATCACATCAGCAACATTGTATATGGTTATATAAAACCTGATATATAAGCTTTTTACTCTTTATTCGAATATTATGTTTATATAACATTTTACAACCCTTGCCCCTTTTATGCCCCTCGAAAATATTTTCTTTTGATTCTTATATTTTTTGTAACCGATTCCTAAAGTGATTGTAAATAGCTATCGATATTTATATGCTATGTAGTTGATTTCTGATACAATGAAGCTATAAAATTAATGAAAAGAGGAACGTGTATGGGTTTGTTTAGCAGCAAAGCGGATAAAGAAAAGGCCAAGATTGAAAAAGCGAATCGTAAAGCTGAAAACGAAAAAATACTAGAATACTTTAAGAAACACAGTGACTACAAAGCTGGCGACATGTATTTCGATGATAAACATGGAAAATTATTTATAAAGAAATCTTTTACCATGAACAGGTCACAAGCTGTATACAATTACGATGAACTAATCAGCTACACGCCTATTTTTGAAGGTGGGAAAATCAAAAAACATCATGGCATTACACGTGCAATTTTTGGCGGCGTTTTAGCTGGTCCTGTTGGTGCTGTTGTAGGAGCTGGAACTGGTGGAAAAGAATTTGATACCATTAAGCGCCTAGGCTTCATCCTACACCTTACTGACAATCGCTCTCAAAACTATATGCTTATGATTTCAGAATCAAAATCAAATAGTTTCCTTACGAAGTCGGCGATGGAAGATTACAACAACATAGCTGCTAAACTGGATCAAATAATTTCTTCAAATACTCAAGAACCTACATCCGCTGGTAGCAACGCCGATGAGTTGAGAAAATTCAAAGGCCTTCTTGATGATGGAATTGTTTCTCAAGCCGAATTTGATGAAAAGAAAAAAGAATTGTTGGGATTATAAAAGGAGAACATTATGAAAAAAATCAGTTGGTTACTTTTTGTTGGTATGTTCCTATTGGTTGGTTGTTCTAATGAAAAAACTGTAACGAATAGCTCCTCATCTAGTTCTAGTACTGTTGAATCATCTTCTACCGTTGAATCAACGACGCGGACAACTACAGAGGAAACTTCGCAAGAAGAATCTAGCACTGTCGAATCAGTTTCATCTACTCAAGCTAGTTCGTCGGAAATTGTTTATGAAGAATCAAGCGCTCCTCAGCAAAATGCTGCCCCTGCTTACAGTGAACCAAGCTCAGAAGCTGAAGAACAACCACAGAATAGCGTTGCCGTAGTTGATCCTCAAGCAGGGGTTGCCGAATATACAATCGTTCAAAAAGGCGAAACTCCAGAAATGATTGCTCAAAGAAGTGGTATTTCAGTAGATCTATTCTTTGAATTAAATGGATTCACGCCTGATTACTATATGCTTTATCCTGGCGATCAAGTCAGGGTTAAATAAACTAAGTCTGCAAAGCAGGCTTTTTTCTTTACCTTTTGTTCGCTTTACAATAAGAACAAACGTTCGTATAATTCTTGCAAGGAGTGATTGACATGCAAATACCACTTGCAGATAAACGGACGTATGCACTAGAAAGATACTATTACGAGTTCATTCAACGAATGGGACCAGCTCACTTTCTTTATGAGCAGTTTGTACAAACTATGGAAAATTTTGGGAAACCCTACTTTACCGTTCCCTCAAGCTACAGTGGCTATCCAGAGGAAATAGCGTTTGTCTTCAAAATCGAAGGCGAAAACTATATTTTTGATCATGTTCGGACTCAAGATAAAATATTGCGTAAGTATGATCCAAGCATTAATTACAAGCCCGGTGGAAATTAGAGCAACAAAAAAAGCCCCCTACTCAAACGAGTAAGGGGTATTTGTTTACCACGGAAGCTTGTTGTTGTTCAATGCTACTTGCAGCGCTTTGACCATGTTAGATACAGGGCTGATAATACCGTCTTGTGTTGTACCAAGTGCCTTCTGCATTGCTTTAATTGTATTCTTTCCACACAATCCGTCAACTGCACCATTGTAGTACCCATTTGCTTTCAACCCCTTCTGGATAGCACGAATCAAGTCAGATCCGATCAATGTCGTATCGAATTGAGCCGAATACAAGTTAGCGTTACATGCTTCTTTGTATTGGTGACTTACTTCGCCATCCTTGTAGGTATCGTGATACTCCTGCAGACGTGTGGTTACAGCAGGTACCCACTTACCATCAACTGATAATGTTGTAAATTGCTCAACAATGTTCGAGGATGTGTTACCAGATAGCAAGTTGTTCACTTTGTTTTGGACTTGCGTCGGATCGTATCCTGCAGCTTTTAATGCCGCATTACGTTTGTCTCCATTTCCCCACAAGCCATTGATAACTTCTTTAGCAACTGTATCTACTGATTTGCTGCCAGTTGTTGTGCTTTCAGTAGCTACAATACGGTAGAAATTGTGCGTTAGACGAGTACTCATATATGAATCGTGGCTATCGGTATGAATCCCATTCCAATAATACGAACAATGGATAAAGCTGGTATTGCTTAGGAAAATACCTGTGTGACCACCCGAACCGCTCGATTGACCAGGAGTACCGGCAACAAAAATATCTCCACGTTTGACTTCCGAGCGGCTGATTTTCTTTAATTTCGTGCCCACCATGCCAAATAATGTTTCAGTATTCCCCATGGAACCGCTAGGTAAGAATCCGCCAGCGATCATAGAAAAAAACACTGCAGAAGAACAGTCGTAACTTTTAGGACCCAAACGGTTTGTCATCGAATAGGTTACCTTGCCTTCACGGTCGGTCATCCATTTGATCATTTTTTCAATGCTCATGTTTAACTTCCTTTCTTAGAAAAAGAGCAGCTTATTCAGCCACTCCTTGGTCAACGCCATCTTTCATCCCTTTTACAGCAGATTCGATTAACAGATTCAGCTCGTCTTCCGTGAACTTAATCCCGTTCTTATTAAATAAGTCTACTAACTGAGCCTTGGCTTCTTGTAACTTAGCATCTCCATTTGCTTCTGAGTAAACTTGCTGCACAGCTGACACAACGATCGCCACATAGTTTTTCTTGCTTTCCAACTGAGCTAAGACACCTTTCTTCTTCAAGTATTCTGAACCCTTTTGGCCAATAAAGGCAGCAACCAAACCAACCACAACAATCAATAAATTTAGCAATGCGTCTTGTAATGCTTCCATTTAAATTCCACCTTTCAAAATAGTGTTCTCATTTTTCAATGTTTCGTTTTCTCCTTCGAGTTCTTGAATGCGTTCATCACGTTCTTCAACTTGCAACTCAAGAAAACCAATTTGTTCCTTGTATGCCGTCACTTGTTTCTCGTGTTCTTCCTTAAACTCCCGAAATTCCGATCTAACCGCTGCTAGCTCATCTTTAAACTCCTTCACTTGCAACCGATAGCCTTCAATAATATTCCCCATGTTTTGGATATACAAAGCTTCTGCGTTGTTATCCCCTTCTGTTTTCACTTCTTCAACTTTGTTCTTCCCCTGCACTTTAGCCACTAATTTCGGACCGTATACCGCCGAAAGAAAAACGCCGATAATTGTCATGATTTGCGGAAATCCGCTGGTCCAAAATCTATCCATCTACTTCATCCTTTATAATTATTTCCTGTTGATGTGCCTTCAGAATATTTGTGCTCATTAGCGCTATTGTGAAGCAATAAATCCACGATGGATTTGTACCGCCATCTATGAAAGTGACTAGGAAACAAGAGCCTAAAAGAAGCCATAGAAACAGCAATACGAAGTACAGAGGGAGCTTGAGATACACATTATCAATTATCAATCCAAACACTTTCAGAGCGCCGATAATGATAAACATCAAACCAAAATAACGACCACCAATAAATCCGAAGATATTATTGATAGCCGCATATGCGTTTGAGTATGAAAGTATGTTTGAGTTGAAAAAGTGGTAGAAGCCATAGGCGATTGAACCTAGAGAGAAAGCGAAAGAAGTACTTCGTTTGTTAATATATCCTAGTGTATATCTAATTAATTCCCACATACGTCACCTACTTTCTAAAATAAAAGGAACAAGCATAAGCCTGCTCATCTACCTCCAATTAACAAACCTACTAGCCATTCCCAACTCATTCACTGTAATCCCCCCCTTAAGCGACACCCTAAAGCGCCCTAGAAGTCACTAGGTCGCTTTATGTGCCAACTATTAACCAACGACCTTTAGAAACTTATAAACTTGTTCTCCCATCTTGTTATATCCCGTTGTATTAGGATGAACGGCAGGTGTCGAATCTGAATTAATAAAATCGTTATCCGGGTCAATTGATAAATTCGACGATACAAGATGAATATTATCGGAGGTATTATTGTCAAAACGCTTTATCAACTCGCTAACAAAATAATCATAGTTACGTTTGTATCTCCATCTGGTAATTCCCGCACCGTATGCAGAAGCAAAATCATTTTGTTTACCGCTTGGGGGAATAGGAAGCATAATCCCTATTTTAATTGTTCCTGAGTGAGACTTAACACTGCTAACCATTTCATCGAATTGATTAAGCACCGTAACTACACCACTTCTCAATTCGGTATCTGTTGCGAAATTGAATATATCGTTTGTGCCCAATGCAATAAATGTATGAGTTAACCCCGTGATACTGTTTTGGCTTGCCCAATACGCAAAATCAAACTTTGAAGTTGACGGGTTCCAAAAAGCATTAGCAATACCACTCAATGAAGCATTACTTGTGTATGTTGAAGCACTCCAACCACTTCGACCTTCATGGAGATTTGGAGCATTCCCTCTTGTGCCGACTAAAGTAATTTTGCTAACATCAGTGGAAAACAAATCAAGTATTTTTTGAGTATAAACACCAGCATTTGTATTACTATCTCCAATAAAAACAGCTTTAAAATCAGAGGTGATGTCAGAAGGTGTTTTAATCTCTAAACTAGTTGACTTAGAATTAACCAATTTCCCTTTTTCATAAAACGATAATTCCAAAGGGACAACTTCTGCTACTGAAGGAGTATAAGCATAACGATCATCAAATTGAAATCCTTTTGTTGAAACAACATCAATGTCCTTGTTAAGCGCCTTATTCATTATGTTTTCGTAGTACATGTTGTTCGACATTCCAGTTAATGCGTGGATTTTAGAGGGAACATTTATTAGTTGCTCCACTAAATTAGTTTCTAATGGCTTCTGATCCAAATAAAGTGCTGGAATGAATTGTCTGTAAGGTTCATAATCAGGAACTATTGAACCCTCCACAAGCATCTGAGTGTTTAAATTCGTCAACAAAACAGACATTCTAAGGATGGTAGCATTAGCTGGTGCTGTAATGGTAGTTGTTACCTGCGGAGCGTTAGGGTTTGGAATAAAAACCCCGTTAGCATCGTACCAAGCAAAGTGCTGATTTATATTGTTTCTGGCATAAATTCTTCCACCGGAAACAGGTATTTCTACCCACCCATAATTAGCATTCGTTAATAATGAACCATCCAAATAAGATACATATTGACCACTTTTTATAGAAGTTTTATCAAATTTGTTAATCCCTGTTTGCATAAACTCGATTTTTTTTGGAGTGATGGATTTGTCGGGAATTCCTGTGCTTTGGTATTGTCCTCCTGCTGTCCATGCTGAACCTGACCAGTAATACCACTTACCATCATCAGTAACAACATAAATCCCTGTTGTTCCATTCGGGTATGCGGTTCGTAGAGCTGATAAAGTTGCGTATGTCCCTTTTGGCGATGCGCTACCCATATTAGCAATTGCTGTCTCTACTTCTGTTTTATCGGCTTTTTGTTGCATAGTTTGTGCCAACTGTGCAACAAATGTCTTATCTGCTTTTCTATCAATATCCGTTCTAAATTTGTTTGAATCAGCCATAATTGCTACCAAAGCACTAAACTCTGCTTTTTCAACGATCCCTACCGCTTCACCAGCCAATCTTTGGACTGTTAACTCAAATTCTTTTAAATTTGTTATTTTTCCGTTTTGAATCACCTGAACACTAGCGAACACTTTGCCCGGAGTCATCATGTTTTGCGGGTATTCAATTCTAAATATACTATTTGACGCATCGATTACAGAAAAAGCTGATAAATCAGTCAGCCCACTAGCTTCATTGTGCCAACGTAAATTTAAGGTTAAACCCGGCACTTCGCCGACTGAACCGTTATTCGTAACTTGTACAGTTAAACTGCGACCCTTGTAATCCCCTTGAGAAACAAATTGCTTCTGCACAAAACTATCATTTGCTCTATCAATAACTAAATCTACATCTCTAAATTGATCTAGTTCCAAATTCATCACTCCTAAAAATTAATGTGTTCTCTTGGATTAATAAAATCACTGTTGGAGGGCCAAGGTCCATTTGTAAAAAATTGGAAGTGTAAATGCGGTCCAGTACTTGGACCGGTTGTTCCCATATTACCGATTTGCTGCCCCTGATTGACCGTATCACCTACAGAAACTCTCAGTTGGCTTTGGTGTGCATACCCTGTGTACAGTCCATCAGAGTGCTTAATAACAACATAGTTTCCATACCAATCGGGGTAACTTCCGGCTATAACTACTTCGCCAGCAGCCGATGCATAAATCGGCGTAGTGGAAGTTCCATTTACAAGGTCAATCCCGTTATGCAGCTCGTATGATCCAGTAATTGGATGATATCTATAACCGAACTCGCTAGTCACTGTAACTGGCTTGCTAATCGGTACCACATATCCTGAACTTTCATTTACTTTTACATATTGCCGAATCATAGCAGCGTAGTGGAAGTTCCCACCGTTTACATACAGATATGTTCTACCGTCCGCTTGAGATACTGCATTCACATATGGATATGTTGCACCAGTTGTATTTCCTAGCGAAGGAGCAACAACTGTTCTTGAATAAACCTCAGCCAAATCGGTGGTATTTACTCCTCCTCTGTTTGATAGCCAAGGGATATAAGCACTTCCAAAGTTGTAACCTTGCATTACTCCCCAGATGTCTACATTCTGATCTTGACCGTTCTTAATTTGTTGAGCTAGATGTTTACACCCTTGGTTTACCGAAGCTTCACCTGTAAGATAACCGGGACCAGGATAACCTGCTGATTCAGAAGACTGCATGATATCATCTGTGCCGTCTGTACCGGGATTTTCTACCATTATCAGAGCATAAGCTAAGCCAATATAATCCGAGATACCGTATAGTTTTGTATACTTTTCAAGCCAAGCAACGATATTTGCATTGCCTGTTATGTTGCTGCCGATATTAATTGGATCATATGTTGCGCCACCGGGACCAACGCCACCGCCAGAACCGCCGGGGTAAACTTGTTGCCCTTGGATTCTAATTTGACCCTGTACATCTAAGTCGCCCGTTATTCGGACATTTCCTTGATGTGTAACATCTCCACGATAAATCCCCGACCCATCTCCAAGAAATACCCATCCATATCCTTCTTTTGTCGAGATAAGAATGTACTTTCCATCGCCTTCTGTTTTAATCACAAGCGAGTTATCTTCCAGTGGTGTGGGCGTTGACGCTTCTGGAAAAGGATTGCCAGCTGAATCGGTAGTTCCGATGGTTCCAATTTGTCGGTTGGCACCCCAGAACTCCATCCCTTTACTGGTTAACTCCATAATCTTTTTGCCGTTCTTCATTGCTTGCAACGATCCTGCTGACAATTTCAAAATCTCACCTAGCTTGTTAAACGATGTCTCGAAAATATCAGCAATGATAGATCCAGTTTGGATAAAGTCAGCATTGAATTTTCCGTCAATGGTCCAAGCTGTTTTAAATGGGCTAGTGTAGAAATCTCCATCTATAAACCCAATTCCATCCGAATTTGCAACTAAGAAATGGCTTGAAGTTTGAATTGAATCACCGTCCATCCATACCATTTGAAATGGCTGCCGACTTTCTCCTCGCTGAGGATGATTGGTAGGATAATCAGATGGCGACATCAAAATAACCGCACCGCCATGAGCGCCACGGATGATATCTGATTGCCATTTACTGATTTCAGTTGAATCATAGAATGTCATTTTGGTTTCAGCTAAATTGGTTACGCTATTTTGAACACTTGCTGCTTGCCTAGTACTTGAGGTGTTCAAGTTATCGCCTAATCCACATTCTACCTTGTTCCTAATACGATCAATTTTGACGCTGAAAACACGAGTTTTGTAGTGATAGTTCTTGTCTGATCGGTGGATGGTTACTGTGTTACCGATTGAATCCCCACCCAGTACAGAAGTTTTGAATTGAATGAGCGGCCGAGAATATTCTACGAGATTCTCATAGGTCGCTTGCAGCAACTCTTTAGGGTCCTCAATATCCTCCAAAATCAGAACAGTTTCACGTTTACGCTTGCTTCCGTTCTTCATCGGTATGCCGTACAATTTCGTCATTTCAGGGTATTCAAGCCAATTCTGTCCTTTAGGTTTATCTAATGGATTACCATTCGATTTTTTCCATTCGATGTCAGTGAATTCAATTCTTCGTCCGTAGCCGTCCCCGACTTCTTCACCTTTACCCCGTCCGATAATCGAGGTATATAATTGCGATCGATCTCTTTGACGCACGACTTCAAGCGCATTTGATCCATATACGAATCGTTTATTACTAAATATGCCAATCTGCTTATAAATTTCAATCCATTTATCTGTGATTTTGTTCCCATCAATTTTACATTTGAAAACAATCTCGCAGCCGAATGTCTGTAATTGCTTTAAAGCATCTTTAACGCTTAGATAGTAAAACGTTCCTGAAATTGCTGGAAGCGTAGGATCGACATAACCCACACGCCACTCAGCATTTGTATAACCAATAATCTGTTCAGCTACTTGTTTGATACTTCGATTGCTAGGGCGCATATCAAGCACGATAAACGAATGCAATTCATCTACCGCAAAGTTAACCCCTGTAAAGCTTAAACGTCCTTTAGGGTCGCTATCAGCGGTTATTTTGTACATAGAGAACGAATCATCATTTTCACGAACAGCCATAAAAGCAGCATCTCGAATTTTCTTATCATCCAATACGCTAACGCTCAAAGTATCGTTCATCAGTTCGCTTTTATCAGCTGTGATTTCTTTCGACTGTATAGACTCAATAATTTTGCTTTCTCCGCACACTTTTAGCAGTTCTTGTTCATCATTAAGAAAGTAAATGCTTTCGCTCATAGCGCCACCACCCGATAAAATACTTCAAGAGATCCATTGTTTGTCTTAACGACATCTCCTTTTTTGATATAGAAATCTTCGAGTTGTCCGCCCGCCCAATCCAAGATATTGGTTTTATCTACACCGTTCACATACACACTACCTTCTTTGTTTCTAAACTCAACGACATCTCCCGCAACGATACTTGCGCCTGTGATCGACATCGAGAGAGAGCCATTGGTTACTTTAACGCTTGTTGGCGAGCTCAATTTAACTCTTACGACATCAGGGACAATCGTGTATGGAATGTACGTGGCAATTTCGCCATTTGATTTATATTGCTTTGAATACTTTCTTGGATCAGCACAATAGATATCAAAACTTGAAACGATTCTGTTTGTGTCGCCTGCAACGGTATTAGTAGATGAAAACCGACCGTGATAGGTGTAGTCTAATTCATCGTTGAATTGAATCGGAACATCTTTTGTTTTATAGAGATACCACATCAAAAGATCAAACTTTTTTTGTAATTTTTCTGGATCGTTATCTTCGAGTTTGTATTTCACTGTCAGCGTCCTTGAAGGCAAAGTCTGGTTCGTGACAATGCTTCCGACTTGAATTGATTCAGATTCAATACCCACGGAAATTAGTTCTCTGCCTTCGACTGACAATGTTTGATATCCTTCGATAACCTTCTCAAATAGAATGCCATCATAATACATAGCGGAAGTAGGAATGTACTCCGGTATGTATCGTTCATTTTTCTGTGTGTCCATAAACGGATACATGTTGTTCATTTCCTACCTCCTAAAATTGTAGTTGTATAGCTGTTTCGCCGCCCTGTGCTTGACTAATGTCATCCACGAAGGCTTGGAAACTTTGGTTGCCAATTTGAATATTGAATAATGCTGGTTTGTTATTGGTTCCGTAGCTGACTTCATGTTGCACTTTCGACTGAATTTGGCTATTAACAGCCGAAATTCGGTTTCCGATGTCCATATTTGATGCTTTATCAGCTAGTGTAGAGGATGCTTTATCCACGTATTTCGAACCATCTAACATACCTTCTGCTAAACCTTGCGAAGTGAACATACCTAATTCAGCCATCACACGTGATGGAGAATGGATATTCAGCACATCTTTGATTTTTCCAGTAATAGAACCAGCAACATCTTTGACTGCATTCACTACATCATCAATCTTGCTTCTGATTCCATTTACTAATCCATCAATGATATCTTTCCCGATTTGCAACAGGTCAATTTGTCTGATGGTGTCAAATGTTTCTTTTACTCTATCTACGGCATTTGAAACGCCGGTTTTCATGTCTTCCCAAGCTTGCGCTGCACCGTCTACGATGCTCTTAGCTGTGTTAATGACAGCATTCTTGGTATTTTCCCAAGCAGTCGTGACACCGTCTTTGATCGCATTCCACATATTGATAGTGTTTGTCTTAATAGATTCCCACAGATCAATAAAGAATTGCTTCACGCTATTCCAAGTGTCGATCGCCCCTTGTTTCATGCTTTCCCATGTTTCAGATAACCATGTTTTTAAGGCGTTCCAAGCGTCAATTGTGCCTTGTTTGATATTGGTCCATGTTTCAACAAAGAAAGCTACAATACTGTTAAATGTATCAATCGCAATCGTTTGAATCGTTGTCCATATATAGGCTAGCGCTGCTTTAATACCATTCCAGATATTTAAGAACGCCATCTGAGTATTAGTTAAGAAGCTATCAAAAATCGCTTGAATGGAAGCCCATATATTTCCTGCTGCTGTTTGAATATTGGTCCATATCCCGATCATGTTGTTCATCGCTTCTTCCCAACCACCTGAGATTAAAGAAGTCACGAATAACACTGGAGCTAGAATGACGTTTTTCATAATTTCAAATATCTGGCCAGCAATCTTCACTAAATTTGTCCAAAGTGTTTTCAGGAAAAAGCTCATATGGATAAACGCATTTCGAACACCGTAAACAAGCGTTCCGAAACGGCTCATGATTCCATCTGCAATACCTTTAACGATAGAAGTAACCGTCGATTTAATCCCGTTCCATAAGTCTGAGAACCACTGTGTGATTCCATCCCAAACCGAAACGACATTATCTACACCATCACTAAATGCTTGCTTTGTTCCTTGCCACATATCGCTAGCCGAATCTTTGATACCTTGCCAAAGGTCTGCAAACCATTGCTTGGTATTTTGCCATCCCTTTTTGACGCTATCTACTGCTTGTTTACTACCTTCTACTAAACCATCCCAAGCATTAGAAAAGAATTCTGTCATTCCATTCCAAGCAGAAACGATCCAATCAACAGCAGCGCCGACAACGTTTTGAATCCCTTCCCAAAGACCAATCCAGAAATTTCTAAAGCCTTCGCTTGTATTCCACAGATAAATGAATCCTGCTACAAGAGCGATAACCGCCGCTATAACGAGTCCGATTGGGTTTAAGTTCATTAGGACGTTCATCATTTTTTGAGCGCCGTTGTATAGCTCAACTGCTTTTCTAGCAGTACCCATGACACCTTGATAGATACTTATATAACCAATTACTGCCATGATTAGTGGTAAGAAAGGCTTAATCGTGTCCCACAGAGTTGTCAAAAAGCTAATTGCCGGTGGAATGCTGTCAGTAATAGCTTTGAAAGCTACGTTTACTGCCCCTTTTATCTTGTCGAAGTTTTCAGCAATCGATCCAAGACCAGCATTTTGCATTCCTTCATCAATCGCTGTGATCACATTCGCCAAACCTTTTACAACTGCTGTTTTGATGTTCGCAAAGGAAGTCCTGATACCAGCCGAGTTCTTTTGGGCTAGTTCAGCAAATCCGCCGACACCTTCATTTAGTTCGATTAATCGACTGTTAAAATCATCAAAAGTAATATCGCCTTTTTTCAGAGCAGCATATAAGTCATTTGCTGAGTTAACGCCTTGATCACTAAAGGATTTCGATACTTTATCCATAGCGATTGGCATAGTCTCAAGCAAAGAACGCCAAGACTGAAGATCGACTTCTCCTTTTGAGAGCATTTGTTGGTATTGTTGCGCCCCTCGGCTTGCATCAGCTGCAGAAGCACCACTGGCCAAGAAAGCGTTGTTCAAGGCTACCGCTGTGTCTGTCCCTTTTTGCAAATCACCCGTTGAAATAGCTAGCTGTTGAGCGCTAGACACAATTTCATCTAAACTCGTTGGTAATCCGTCTATCCCGTCTGTCAGTTTGTTCATTGACTTGTCGACTTCTTCGGCGGAATAACCTAACGCTTGCATAACAACCGGGTATTTGTTCAATGTGTCGAAACGATCAATCGCACCCCCTAATGAACTAGTAACTAAGCCGATAGCATTGTCAATCAATTTAAAAACCCCGATACCTTTAGCGATATCGAGGATAGAAGTATTCGTTTTTTGAGTGCTGCTATCTAAGTTGTTCATAGAATTATCAGCATTCTTCATGGTAGAAGAAAAATTCTTGTCGACAGCCGAAAGGATCGCTTCAACGCTATATGATTCCATAGTTTTCCTCCTTTCCTCAGGAGTTAGCTTTCTTCATTAGTTTCAAAAGCTTTGTTTGTTTAGGCGTTTGTATTACTTCTTGACCTTCAATTCCAAGAATCTCTTTTTCGAGTTTTTCTTTGTCAAAGAATTTTTTGAATGTCCTGTATATAGGTACGTCTTTACCCGCTTCCTTCTTTCTATCTTGAACACGAGTGTTAAGCCACGCTTGATAATGCATTGCTTCTTGCTCATCAAGTCGCTTCAGTTGATATGCTGTCATTCGAATCCCGTATTCATAAGGTGTCATTCGTTCTATTTCTCGAATATCATTTATCCCTAAAAACCTAAGCGAATTAATTAGTATAGTTTCGTATACTTCAGATGAGCTTACTGTTTCGATTGATTTCCGTTCATCTGACGCATCGCTAACTTTCCCGCATTACTTTCGCTTAACTCTTTAATAACCTCATCAAACAAAGCTTCAATATCTTCGTGATCGTCAATGAAATCATCTAATTCTGACTGTTTAATTTTTGGACTCTCAGTCTGATTTGCCATATAGAGAACGTCTGATAATGTGGCCACGTTCGTTGCTTGCAGTTCAGGTAAAACTCTTGCAACCAAGCCTAGTCCGAATTGAATGCCTTCACGTTCGAAAGGTTTTCTTTTATCAACTTCTCGAACAAATTTGACGCCGAATTTAAATGAGTAAGCTTTTCCGTTAATTGTTAATTCCATTGATTCATCCTCCTACAAATAAAAAGCACTCAATAAAGAGTGCTTAACCTTCAGGTGTTTGTTTTACTGTGTCTGTAAATGCATATTGCACGACTTCCGCTTGTTCATCTGTAAGAGTTGCATAGCCTTTTTGTTGACGACCAAAAACCCCGAATTCCTGTGATAATTCAAGTGCATCTTCAGCGGCGGGAGTCCAGCCAAAACTTGTCAAATATGCTTGAGCGTACTTGGCTTTGTATTTGTCAGCATTTTCACCTGTACCTTTTTCAGCTTTATCAATTTCCCATACTTCAATTACTTCTCCATTATCGAACGCTTCATCCATTTCATCCACATGAGGATCACCCTTAGCAACAATCGAAGTACCTGTTAATGTGTATTCGATTTCCCCTAAAGTGATAATTCCTCCATCTTTCGTCGGAGTTGTATCAGCGCTTCTGCTTTTGCTGTTTTCGTGTTCAGTTTGAAATGCCATTTTCCAAGCTGCTTCTTCAGTTGCTTTACTTCTAACTCGATATAACAAAATTAAGTCAATACCTTGTTTTGCCTCAGCCATTTAAATTCCTCCTATTAATCTAAAATTCAATTCAATAATCGCTCGTTTAAGCGGTGTGTTTGTGCTTGTATCTGTTACTGTCTGTATGTCGCTTGCATTAGTGTCTAGCGTCCATGAATATCCGTCAGATGTATTTACCTGCATGGCTTGCTCAAACAAAGCAGAAGCCATCTCAGACACTTGTTTTCGCTTTGTGTGCAACCCCCATATAGAAATGACAATCACGACATTGCCCAAGACATGAGACTTGTTGGTGGAGTGAAGTGTTTGAGTGTCTTCAAATTCTACAAAAGGGTAGCTAGTAGTACTCGCTGGCTTGTAGTCGTAGGTTTGATACCCCAAAGCAATCGATCGCTTAAACATTTCATCAAAAATTGATTGTTCTCTAGCCTTCATCTATTCCACCAACTTATCCATATCAGATTTAAACTGCGCCTTCTGCTTATTGAAAGCTGGTCGCATAAATGGTTGAGCTGATTGGAACCTTGTTCCGTACTCCAAATAAGGAGCGTAATCTGCGGTAGGTTTCACCTTTCCTGTTAAACCGCCATCGCTCAAATCCATGGTTATTGATCGTCTCAAATTACCGGTATCAACTGGCGCTTTACGTTGCGCACCTTGTGTCAATTCAGCTGTATTCTGTTTGACGATCTGCTTCACATCTTTCATATTTGCATTAGACTTGAGTTTCATCGTCAATTCGCTAACGCCTTTGAGAGAAACATTCCTTCTAGCCACCAGAAGCCACCTCCTGGACGATAAAAGTGTTTTTGAGTCGAAGGTTACGCTCAGTGATAATCTCGAACTTCTCCGTTTTGCTCCTTAGTTTATTGAAGATTAAAACGTAATCCCAGTCCTTGGTATAGGGTCGAAGTAAACGAATAACTTTTGCGCCTTGCTTAATATCTCCGAACAAAACTTTCGAGCGATCAGTTCCCAAATCAGTTACATTAGCAAGCTTGATTTTTTCGTCTAAAGTCGGTTCTACATGCTCCCCTAACTCCGGATCATAATAGCCATCTTTTTCGATAACGAAAGTTACTTCTGTGTCATATCTCATAGGAACCTAGCCACCCCTCTACGAGGAACGTTATTTTCCCTTTGCTTCTCTTTGTATGCTGAAATGTCATCTTCAAACTCATCTAAAAGCTTTCCGTAGGAGATTGACTCACCTTCTTGTCCATACGAGCTCATACCTTCGTTACCCTTGCGGTTGAATCTCTTGATAGTACATTCAACTACGATATAGTTTAAAGCCGCAGGAACGGTCTCTAAGAATCCTAAACGCACACATAGTTGGTTTGAGATTCGTTTGATAAAGTCAGTTAGTTGTTTATCGAGTTCTGCATTATCAACTTCGAGCGATCGCTTTACTTCTTCTAAGGTTTCGTCCATGACTGCCTCCTTTCAAAAATAAAAAGGCTAGTCAAATGACTAACCTTTCTTTTTAGTTGATTTAGCTGATTTCTTAACTTGCTCTTTCTCTGCCTTAATCGGTTCTAAGAATCCTCCGCCAAACGCTTCAAGATTTTTCTCAATTTCATCAAAGCGCTCTTTGTTCAAATCAATCTCTTGACCAACTTTATAAGTTTCTTTCGTGTGAACATCAATGAAAACTTTAGCTACTTTATATTTGGCCATAGAGGATCACCTACCCTTCTGCTAATACAGTTGCTTGGAACACGTTGTCCGCTTCAGGGAAGCTAGGAAGTGCAGTTCCAGCTGCTTTTGTCCATGTTCCAACAGGGTCAAGATTTGATTCATAAACCATTGCAAAAATGTTTCCAACTTGATAATCATTAGTACCACCAGATAATAGCCGAGATTCTTCTGGCGTTACACCGAAAATAGATTCGCCCGGATTTTCATCACCGAACATGACAAGTTTATTTTCTGGGAAGTAGCGCTCTTTGACCAACACGCCTTGAGCATTTTCTTTATAGTACTTAGCATCGTATGTTGCGATTACTGGCAAACCAAATTGTTGTAACAACTGATTTAATGTTCCAGCTGTTGGCAGCAATCCAGCATCTTTGAAGTAAGCTTTGATACCAGCATTTTGCAAAATAGCATTACGCACTTTAGTCGAAGTTAAGATCCGAGTTGGTGCAGTATCTAGCGTACCTGCCCATGTAGTTAATAATCCGATAACATCGGTAGAAGAAGCAGCGAAATCAACGGTAGCTTTGTGTTCTGCCGGAACACCATAATCAACAACTAGACCCAATCCGTTTTCATCTAATGTTACGGTTCCGTTTGCCAATACTTCCATACGCATTTTTTCAACACGTGCATTGACAGAAGAAACCATTGAAAATACATCGTTATATACTTCATTTTCCAAAAATGCTTGTTCTTCAGCAGTACGAGGATTACGCAATGCAATCAAGTCTTTTTCTTTCAACTGAATTTTGCGTTTGATAAAAGCTAATTCTTGAGCGCTCCGAGAAGCCACACGAGATGCAATTTCTGCCTCAGTATCAAATGCATGTACGCTTGCGATCGTCGGAATACGAGTGCCTGCTTTTAAAATATCAAATTCAAGTCCTTGCACCTTTCGTGCTGGAAAAAGTGTTTCACCCAACAAAGCGGGAGCTTGACGATTGTTTACATAGTCTAAGACGTTACGTTGTGAAAATAATTCTGCGATATTTGCCATTTATTTTTTCCTCCTATATTCCTATTACTGTCCGCCTGCAGCGGCTGGTAAAGCGATCATTTTTCCTGTTTCATCATAAAGTTTGATTTCACGCATTGCTGTTTGAGCAGCATCGCTTGGTTTAACTGGTAACCGTTCAATTAGAATGTGTCCATCAACAATTACACCAACTGGCTGTGCTCCATTAGTTACATCAACATCATTGATCGTGATTCCTTCTGCCGTTGCATCGTTTGCGGGGAAGATAGAGCCCGCTGGTAAAACACCATTTGTAACTTCCGCATGAGTATCATCAACCTGTTTTGTGAATGAAATGAATTGTTGAGATTTTAGAAAATTGATTTCTTTGAATGTTTCTGATTTTTTGACATAAACCATTGATATTCCTCCTATTTAATTGCCCAAGGGTCATTCTCAGGCTTTTTCGTTTGGTTGTTTGCATTTTTTGCTAGCTGTGCACCACGAGAAATTGTTGCACCATTTCCATCTAAAGGAACTTTTCCACCAAGGCGTTTCTCGTATTCTGCTTTGATTGCTTCACGTTCCGCTTCAACAGATGCTAGATACGTCTTAACGTTGCTTGACGTGGTTTCAGCGTCTTCTGACACAATTAGTCGAAGCATTTCTTTCGTAGGCGTAGCGCCTTTCTCAGACAGCATTTCGCTTGCTTGTTCCGACATCTTGGATAGCACTTCTTTACGTTCGAATTCAGCAATTCGAGCATCTTTCTTCGCCAATTCGTGTTGAATCTTTTCTTCAGCTGTCATTTCGGCATACTTAGCAGCTTCGTTTTTCTCTGCTTCAGCTTCTTTTTGCCATCTAGACTTCTTACTTTTTACGATTGAATCAACATCTTTGTCGTCTTTGAAACCATACTTTTCTTTGATGAGCGCCAATTGTTCCTCATTCAATTCTTCAACGTTTAATACAGGTGGAGTTGCTTCTCCCGGGTCGCCTTCTCCTTCTGGATCGGCAAAGAATTGTAGCTTCATCGGCATAAGAAATTTATTTTTCATCAATAATTTATCTTTCATCAAATATTTCTCCTTCCATATCTTTTAACGTGGATAAATGCTTGCACTTTCCATAGCTTTTAAAGTCATCAATGCTTGGACAAAATAAAAAGCCGTTAGCGAATGGGCTAGCAACCTTGGTTAACTTTGATATATTTGTTCTGGTTTTCTTCGAAATCACACATAAACCATTCGAGTGTATCTTGCGCCAGTTCACTGTTGAACAGTGCCTGAAACTTAACTTTCAATAAGTACCAATAAAATGGAATCTTAAACTTAATTTTTAGTGTAATGCTGTTACTTTCCATTTTTATCGGCTCCTATACTTTCTGCTTGGCTTGTAAGGTTTTTTAGGCTCTTTCACCCCGAACATGTATGGGTTAGGATCGATTATGTTATCTAATCCGTCAACTTTGCAAATAAGCTTGATCGTTACCTCTGAGAAGTTATCTACATTGGAATTGATCACTACATCGGTAACGCCATTAATCCTAGTCCCATCTATATATAAACCATTATCGATTTTGACTTCATTTAGTTTTGGCATTGTTTTCCCTCCTTAATCCGTTTCAATATATTTGTATAATTGATTCCCGATACCGAAGTTTCTGATTTCAAATCCTTCTCGTTGCAAAAATCTTTTATATATCCTTGCTCTGCGATTATCTTCCCAGTGGACTTGAATGTAAGTGGGGAGAGGGTTGCTTAATGAATGCTTGGCGTATTCCTCAAATTCCCTGATCCTTCTTACAGCCCACACAAAAGGATAGATGCCGTCTTTGCCTGTCTGGTGCAAAGTATTGTCACTAATCTGCTTACGCTTGTGATACACATTCAGGTAAACATTCGCAACCGCAATATTGTACAAATCATAAAGGCAAAATTCGATTTGCACAGTCATGCCGCTTGGCAACCGCTCTTTGGCCATGATTATGATGTCACCGTCTTCGTCTTTATAATCAGTGAATGTCATAAATTCAAAGCCCTCTTTCTTTTAGCGACTTTTCAAATGCATCACGATCAACGTATGGTGCGGTTGAGCAACGACAGAACGGATGCATCGGAGCAGCATTTGTTCCTGGTTCCATGTCATCAACATCAAATACTTTTCCGTTAAGAGGTAAGCACAAGCGACACGCTGAAGGCTCAGAAATGAATGTGTACTTCGTAATATCAGCATCACGATAACTTCGCTCTTGGATGCCAATCTGCACCCTAGTCGTTTCTGTGACCATCAAACGCTCAGTATTGAATCGAGTGTTCTCTTTACCTTTCTCAGTAAGGAATCTCGTTAATTCAGATGCCAACTGTTTTGGGTTTCTACCCATCGTCACACTTCGAACAAGCAACTTGTCCAAATCTGCTTTCAATTCTGCTTGATACATCCAAAGCCGTTCACTAAACGTGGCAAATCCATCCGCTCGAAACGAGCTGTTTATCACTTGCTCCACTAATTTGGCATAACCGCTTTTAGCGATCGTCATTTCTAGGATGCCTGCTTGGCGTTGCAGTTCTTTTAAGCCAGCACTGGTAAGTTCTCCTGAAAAATACTTGTCCATATCATTAAACGTGGCTATCAGCTCAAGCCCAATGTTTGCTTTCAGTAATTCCAAGCGATTGACACGCATCGTAAGGTTGTATAGCTTCAATTCCTTGTTTGCTGTAGGTGAGAAGTCTTTTTCTTTAACATACTTCTTAGCCTTGCGAGCAAATGCTTTTACATCCATTTCACTAGCACGCTTCATCGCTTCGCTACGAGTGATTTTCTGCCCATTGGAAAAACTATCCCACTGTGCGTCTATCTCTTTCTGTATCGCATCCTGTGCGTATTGCAGACGCTTCTTGATCTCGTTCATGCGTTTCTTGTCATCTTTAATCTGTTGCTCTTGCCATGCTTTCTCACGCTTGATGAAGTAATCTTGTGATTTCACCTAATCACTCCTTACCAAGAAAATCTGACTAACTCAATTTTTGCATCAATCGTATGCTTGTCCTCGTAGTCCTCAACGGTAAAGCCGCCATCTTGAAACTCTTTGCGGATATCATCTGTGATTACATCTTTACCATAGAAAACTTCGTTGTAGCCTTTTTGCATAGCTTCAGCAATAGCATCTTTGATTATTTCGCTATCTTTCTTCTGATACTCGTTCATCATCTGTTGTTTGAGATTCATCTTCTTCAACCTCCGTATCAGTTTCTTTGTCACCATCAAACACACCAGAACCAGCTTGTTTCTTCAATCGCTTCAGTTCTTCTTCAAACGGAACGCCAGTTAATCGCTCAGCCATTTCACACAAAGTTTGATCTGATACGATACCAACCATTCCAGCGATAACGCTCATGATTTCTTCGTCAGATTGCGGCACGTTCGGCGTAAATTGGATTTGTATCTCGTTTACTTTGTTGTATAACTGCTCTTGCTGTTTTTCATCCGAAACAAAAAAGGCTTTGACTGTATCAATCAAGCCTCGTGGTTTATCCAATCCATCCAGTCCATCTTTAATGCTCCAAGAGTGTGTAAGCAGCCGTAGGCGGCGCATGATAGCTTTCTTGACCATCCGCTCCTTGTTCTTGCGATCGTTGTCTGATCCCCATCCTTTGAAACGGAATCCGATTCCAGACTGGTTGGACCCAATGTTCTCGTCAGTAAAATCAATAAGAGATGTGAAGCGCAAAATGTCAGCAACTGTCCGACTATCGTTAGCTTCCATTCCGGCAACGTCATACTCTTTCTTAAGGTAGTACGCATCAGGTTCGGCGCCTGCAACGTTATTGTCGTATATCTTCTTATCGCCTAATACAAGCATTCTCGCTTGCATCATAGCTTGGAATACTGCTAATTTGCTGTTGTCGCCTTCTTGGTCGTCTGCTGTATCAGGGTTCCCTTTAATAACCAAGTAAGCTTCCGATGAATCTTGTTGGAAGTTAGCCATTTCTGAGCGTGAAAGGTCGTATGCATCGATTGAATCAAGCACACGCTCGAAGTCACTTAAACGTTCTTCGTTGTTGATCCATTCGTTAACTTGAACCGAATCAAAATAACTTTCAACAATATCCTCATTTGGATCTTCAATTCTTGCATTCTCTAAATCATCATTTTCTGCTACAAGATAATAATTGAATCCGCTGTTTGTGTATAGCTCAACTCGTGTCCATGACTTATCCAAGAATTCTTCTTTGTAATAGTGGACACCACATACTGAATTACGATCTTTGGTATTGTCGTAGATAACAAATGTTTGCTCTGCATCAAACTTCGCTAATGTCTCTTTGCCATATTCATCACGACCAATCCATTCATATGCTCTACCTAATCCGAACGTATCACGCCCCATTAATTGATTGTGATA